ATAGATGATAAATTAGTAGGTGGTTATAATCAACTTGTTGAATATTTTGTAGAACAAGGGAAAGTGAATTTTAAAGGTGAAGTTATCAGTGAGTGATGATAAAATTATACCGTTTCCTACAGGTGCTATACACAATATAGACAAGACAGGTCCTACTAATAAAAAAAATGTATCTAAAGATCAACAAAGAATATCAAAAAGAATACAAGATGATAATACTAAAAAATTTTGTGAAGGTGCGATAGACGATATTAGTATGGACATATTAAGAAAATTTGTAGATTTAGCAGTGAAAACAAATAATATAAATTTTACAAAAGATTTAGCATTACTAATTGAAATGTTAAGAGGTTTAATTTATAGAGATTTCGGATTAAGTCATCCAGCACAAAGATTAGTTGATGAAATGGTAAATATTACAACTCATAAAAATCAACAACAATCTGCTAAAATAGATTATTCAAAAGTTTTAAACATCAAATCAAAGTCAAAACCATTAAGTAATGATGTAAAAGAAGAATTAAAAGATATACAAGATGGTGCTGGTGGTATATTTGACGGTGATAATATTGATGAATAACAGAATTGCCAAAGCAATCGCCTTAACAGGTCGTAAAATAGTGAATGTGAAACCAAATAAAGGAGAATATAATGTTTAATTATATCAAATCAATGTTTGCTAAAGACGAACTAGTAAAAGTAGCTACTAAAAAAAGAACTACTGAAACTAGAGGTAGAAAGTCTTTATCAAAAAAACAAAAGGTAATTAATCTTTTGTCAAAAGGTCAAAATGTTTCTTGGAAATCTTTAAGAAGCAAGTTTGATTTAACTTCACCAAGAGCTATGGTAGATACTTTAAGAGCTGAAGGCTATATGGTCTATGGTTCTAAAGTAAAAGGTGAAACTGTATATAGAATCGGAACACCAACAAGAGCGATTATCGCTGCTGGTATTCAGAAATTATACGGCACTCCTTTCAAATACGACAATCATGTTGTAAGAATGCCAAAGAAAACTGAATTAGCGTCTATTGACGCCTAATTATGGTAGGGTGGCGAGAAATCGCCACCCCATATCTCAATGACAGAATTTAGCAACGGAATATTTAAAGTAATCGCTGGCACAAGTGCTGGTAGAGCATTAGTTTATACTCTAGGTCATATCATAATTGCTATGAGTGTAGTCACTGCTTTTACAGGTGCTAGTTTATTTGAAGCAGGTGTCGTTGCGTTATTAGAACCTACTATCAACGGTGTCTGGTATTATTTGTTAGATAAATTATGGAGTAAATATATCATATGATATTAGTAGATTTAAACCAAGTATTAATATCTAATTTGATGGCACAGACTAGAGGTAAGTCAGATGTAAAACCTAACAAAGATATGATACGTCATATGGTGTTAAACTCTTTAAGAGGTTTTAATCTAAAGTTTAGAGAAGAATATGGTACAATGGTATTATGTTCAGACGCAGGTGACCCTTGGCGTAGAGAAATATTTCCTAATTACAAACACGGTAGAAGAAAGAGTCGTGTAGATGGTCCTTTTGATTGGGACAATATATTTCAAATCATAACAGAAATCAAAAATGAAATAAGAGATAACTTTCCTTACATTGTTATGTATGTTAAGAATTGTGAGGCAGATGATATAATTGCTACACTAGTTAAACAACAAACAGAATCAAAATACCTAATTGTTTCAGGTGATAAAGACTTTATACAATTACAACACTATGGTAATGTATATCAATTTAGTCCTTTACTAAAAGGTTTTGTAGGTGAACAAGAAGACCCTATAAAATTTTTAAGAGAACAAATAATAAAAGGTGATAGATCAGACGGTGTACCTAATATATTAAGTGATGATGATATATTTTTAAGAGAACAAAGACAAAAACCTATTAACAAAAAAAGATTATCAGAGTGGTCTAATATAGATAATATACCATTAGGTAGTCAAACAAGAAAATATTTTGAAAGAAATAAAAAACTAATTGACTTATCAGAAATACCAGAGAGTATAGAAAAAAGAATTATAAATAGTTTCAAAGATTATAAAGTAAAAAGTAGGACGCTACTTTTACCATACTTTATAGAAAACAAACTGAAATCATTGATTGAAAATATAAATGATTTTTGAGAACATATATATGGAGAAATATAATGGCTGAACAAAACCCTAATCTTATGTCTAAACAAGCCATGACAAGAGCTGCCTCTACATCAAGTAGAATCAGACCAACTGTACATGAAATTTTTACAAAGATTAATAACGCAAAAGATAAGCCGAAAAAAATAGCAGTATTAAAAGAGTACGATAGTACCGCTTTAAGAATGTTATTAAAAGGTGCTTTTGATCCAAGTATAGTGTGGGATTTACCAGAAGGTACGCCACCTTATATGGCGAATGAGGCTCCTGTAGGCACAGAACACACATACCTAGAAGACGAAGCAAAAAAACTATGGCACTTTATCAAAGGTGCTGACGAACAACTTTCAAAAACTCGTAAAGAAACATTGTTTATTCAAATGCTAGAAGGTTTACATGGTACCGAAGCAACTGTTTTATTAAATATCAAAGACAAACAGTTAAACAAAGTTTACAAAGGTCTAACCGAAGCAGTAGTAAAAGAGGCATTTGGTTGGAATGACGAGTTTATGTCATCTTAAACATTTATTTTGAGGGGGTGCGACAATCTGTACTCCCTTAAATTGTTGATTTTACACACTTTTTTCCCCAAAAAACAGCTTGACTTCCTGGTCAGAATCGTCTATAATAAATAATATATGAAAGTGAGGATTACATTATGAAAAAAACATTGTTAACGACAACTATAATTTTAGCGACATTATGGTTTACCTTAACCTCTTTTATGAACTCGGTTAAGGCAGATGAATATAATAAAGTTGTTATAGGACACATTATACAATCACAAGTAAACGGCACAAATGTTGATGTGTCTAAATTGATGGAACAAGAACTTGAAAAAATTGCTCATCAATTTGCTTTAGAGTCGTTATCGGTTTTTCAACAATACTTACCGACTATTTTAGATGGTGTATTGGCAGAAATGAGAATGAAAGCTGATAAAGAATATAAATGTGCTTTACTAGAAGGCACTAAAATAGAGGACGATTGTGACGACTAATACAATTTTTTTTAATCTAGTACCTTTTGAAGTAGGCATTATAATATTAGCTGGATTTGTTATGATTATGATACAAGTTATAGGAGATATTAAAAAGAAAAATAGGTTATGCCAAAAATGTCAAGTAGAAATAAACGACCACAGGTGAAAAAAATTTTTAAACGTGAACTAGCAAGTAGAAATAAGTACAAGACAACTTATTCTGACATAAAAAAATATTTTAATATTATTAATGAATCAGTTTTTGATAACATACTTTCACCTTTCAATGAGATAAAAATTAAAAAAATTTATAAAGACAAAAGTAAAAAGTATTGTTATGGTCAAGTTACTGTATGGGAATGGAAAAGAAAAGGTACAAGACAATATTGGCTAGAAATGTTGCCTACATACAGAAATAAAAAAGATTTTGTGGACACTTTAGGACATGAAATGGTACATCTATATCAAATGGCAAATGTAGGTGACAGTGGTAATCACAACAAATTATTTTATAGTTTTAGATCAAAACTAAATGCTATAGGATTAGATTTATAATATGGAGAGAAGTGATGGCGAGAAGACAAGTAAAAGAACTAGATCCTTATTTAAAGGCTAGAATAGGTGAGGCACTCCTACAAGTTAGAGAACTTGCTAAACCAAGTAACAAATCAGGTACAAGTAAAATCTACTACACAGGTAATTGGGTAAAAGATATTCATAACAATTACACTGAAAAACAATCACAAAAAATATTTGACAACATAGGTCAATACAGAGATAAATTAGATTTCTTTCAGGCAAAAGCAGATATAGTTTATGATGATGTTGATGACACACCCATACAAGCATACGATTATATAGCAAGAGTTAAATAATGGCTATTGTAGATATTTTTAAAACACCTATCTTTCATTTTAATTTTCCTAATTTAGATGATATAAGAAAAGAAATGATTGATTATTCTTTACAAAAAGAAAAAGAAAACAATGGTGTTGTAATTAGCAATCAAGGTGGGTATCAATCTGAATCTATGAAAGAAGAATTTATACCATTTAAAAAACTATGTGAAAGAGTTTTGCCTAATTGTGTAGGTGAAATTAAAGAAACTTATAGTTATGATATAACATCATTTACACCTCAAAACTGTTGGTTAAATATAAATAGAAAAAAAGATTACAATGTACATCATTGTCATAATAATTGTGATTTTTCAGCAGTATGGTATTTAAAAGTACCTGAAAATTCAGGCAGACTTGTTTTTGATAATCCAGATTATTCGTCAGGACTATGGACGTTAGAATCTGAATACAATCCGTATAGTCGTGGTAGAGGATATGTAGTACCAAAAGAAAATCTTTTAGTAATATTTAAATCTCATCTAGTACATTATGTAGAACCAAATTTAAGTGATGATCCTCGTATAACTTTAGCATTTAACTTTAGGGTAAACACATGATAAAAAATATAAAGACAATAATTAAAACACTAATGTTTGTAACAGTGTGTGTATTTTCTATATCAGTTTGGCATGTATATAAAACACAAGGTGAAGCGAGAGCTACTGAACTAACACCCAAGTTACCTAATTTTGAACACGAAAACAATAAACAATTTTTAGAAAATGTAAATATGTGTATTGAATATATTGAACACACAAGTAATAAAATATTGCCTGTTAATAAAGAATTACTATTAGCACAGGCGGCTTTAGAGTCAGGTTGGGGCACAAGTAGATTTGCCAAAGAAGGTAAAAATTTATTCGGTATTAGAACTTATGATTTAAGAGAACCTCATATGTTACCTTGGAAAGATAAAAGAGTAAAGTGGGGTGTAAAAGTCTTTCAACATGAATGTGATAGTGTGTCACACTATACTAATATACTAAATAATCATAGTGCTTATAAAGAATATAGGCAGTTAAGAGAAGATGGCATTAACGATCCATTTATACTTGTGGAAACACTTGACGCTTATGCTAGTGACAAAGACTATTTCTCAAAAATAAAAAGTATATTGAGAAAAATTAGAAACGAGTATAAAATCAAATAATGTTTTTAACACTACTAACATTTTTATCGGCTATTAGCATATCAGTTATTGCTGCTGGGTATTCTATCATAGGATTAGCAACGTTATTTGCTGGGGCAACAATACCTATCATTGCTATGGGTTCTGCTTTAGAAGTAGGTAAGTTAGTGGCAGCCAGTTGGTTGTATCATAATTGGCGAGCAAACATACCACGATTACTAAAAGCATATCTGTTTTCAGCCATAATAATATTAATATTCATTACATCTATGGGTATCTTTGGTTTTCTATCAAAGGCACACCTAGATCAAGTTAAACCTGTATCAGGCAATAATATCAAAATAGAATTGTTAGATAAACAAATCAATCAACAAAATTTAATAATAGAACGAGCAGAAAAACAAATCACTTTACTAGACAAAGCTTTAGAAGTTTATATTGATAAAGAATATGTAACTAGAGGTTTGAAAGAACGTAAGAAACAAGAAGTTGAACGTAACTCTTTAAACGAAGCAATTAACAATGCGAGTGATAAGATTGCCGAACTAACAAATCAAAAGGCATCCCTATCACTAGAACAAAATAAGATAGAGGCAGAGGTAGGACCTATCAAGTATGTAGCAGAATTAATCTATGGCGAACAAGCACAAGACAACTTTGATAAGGCAGTTAGAATAGTCATATTGATTCTCATATTTGTATTTGACCCTCTCGCTGTACTTCTATTGATCGCTGCCAACATATCATTACGTCAATGGCGAATGAAAAACAATTTAACAAAGGTAGACGAAAAGGTAGAACTAGAAAAAAAGGTAGAACGTTTACAAAAAAGAAACGAAAATTTAAGAGAAAAAGAGAAAGATTATAAGGGATTTATAGAAAAATTGGGTGCCAAAGAACTATCTGAACTAGATCCTGACGAAATTAAACTAAAATTAGACCAAATAATGGATTGGAACGATAAAACGTAGTAGTATTTTGCTTGACAAACTACTCAAAAAGTGATATTATATTAGTATTATGATTACAGTTGATGATATAAAAAGGGTGATTGATCCCGAACAATCAAAAAAACATAGACTTGACAATCTGGCTAAAGCGTGTTCTAATGCTAAATCAGATGACATGAAAACTATGTGGTATAATAAACTTAAAAAGTTATCCGAAGAATATGATATGATGGATTACTTTAGAACGTTGATACACTAATGATAGGTTTATTTTTTTTAGGTTTGCTAGTATCGGCAATAGTTATGTTTGTAATATTAAAAGTAATGGAGGGTGAAAAATAATGAACATATTTTACGTTGACAAAGATCCTGCTAAGGCAGCAAAAATGATGTGTGATAAACATATCATTAAAATGATATTAGAGTCTGCTCAGATGTTGTGTTCAGCAAAAAGAATGCTAGACGGCACTGAATACTATGATAAGACTAAAAACGGTCGTAAGATTAAAAGATGGCGACTAGACAATCCTAACGAAGAAGCAATCATTTACAAAGCAGGTTGGGCTAAACATCCTAGTACACAATGGGTTATGAAGTCTGCTTACAATTACAGATGGTTATATTTACATATGTTAGCTCTTAATGAAGAATACAAATTAAGATGGCAAAAAGATAAAAACCATGTTGCTATTGATAAACTTGCTGACTTATTAAAACATCCACCTAAAAATTGTCCTATTAATGTATTAGGCACAGACGCTGATCCTGCCATGCCAGATCATTGTAAGATACCAGGCGATAGTGTGGGCTCATATAGAAAATATTACATACTAGAAAAAAGAAGATTTGCTAAATGGGATAAGCCAGGTGCTGTAATGCCTGAATGGTATAGAGAGGGTATAAAAAATGGAGTATGAAGAAATTGAAAAGTTGTCTTTAGAAGAATCTAAAAGACAAACAAAAGAACGTAGAGAAGCAAGTCTAAATATGATACGACCATTTACATTTGACGAAAAGAAAATGTTATGGGACGGTTTGTATAATGATGGATATAGTAAAGGAGAAAATAATGGTAAAAGAATATAACAGAGATAATATGATTGAAGCGATAGAAGACCACGCTAAAGGTCATATTAAAAAACACTCTATGAACGTAGAGATATATTTAAAGAATGCTGCTGGTGTAGGTGAACATCCAGACGTATTAGAAGCAGTTGAAAAAGAACTTAAAATAATTGCTGAATATGACGATCAATTAGAAGTTATAAACAAATATTTTAAAAAGAAAGACCCTTTTAAAAGTTAATGATTGAAGACAATATTTTAAAAGGTGATATTTTTATACGACCTAACTTCTTACCTAAAAATGAATTTGAAGATTTATTTGAAAAAGTAAAAAAGTTAGATTACATAGAAGCGTATCAGCCAAGTGATGTTTATTTTGGCAATAGATTTCAGGCATACCCTTGTTATGAAAAGAATGATGAAGAAATAACTAATTATCTGTATTCTAAAATACAACCACTTTTTAAAAATCAATTACTTGATTTTCAATGTAAAGTTAGAAAAACATTAACAGATGAACTGAAAATATCTAAAGTAAATACAGATATAGGTATTGTACATACAGATGAAAACAATAAGTTTGCTAGTGTTTTACAATTTGACCAGACAGTAAACGGTGGTACAGCATTTTTTGAAAATAGGTGGGATAAATATCCTGACATAACAATAGGATCATACCCTAATAGAATATTAATATATAAAGGTAAAAGAAATCATGCTCCTATGTTTGATTACACTTACAAAGAAAGATACATAATAGCAAGTTTTTGGAATTAAGATGAAAAATATAATAGACCCAAAAAATCCACATACAGTAGGACAAAGTGCCTGGAATTTAGGTAATCACATATTGATTATTTGTTTTGTTTTAGCATTAGTCTTTGTAGTTTACAATTCATACTAAATGCCAATATACACATTTTATAATAAAAGAACTAAAAAAGAGTTTGACGAAATGATGACTATTTCTGAAATGGAAAAATATTTAAAGAAAAATAAACACGTTTCACAAGTCATAAATTCCATAAATATTGTAAGTGGAGTAGCAGGAAGAAGTTACAAATCAGATCAAGGATGGAAAGATAATTTAAGTAGAATTGCCGAAGCACACCCTAACAGTGCCCTAGCACAACGACATGGCAAGAGATCAATCAAACAAGTTAAAACAGAACAAGTATTAAAAAAACATAAGAATCGAATAAAGAGAGGTACCTAATGGCAGATATACCAGATTATATGCGAGAATTTGATATGGATGTTGATTATGGTTTTACCGCTGTATCAAAAGAACCAACAACATCATCAACACCTAGTGTTGATCCTAAATTATTAGAATCATCTAATTTAGAAATCGCAAAAGTAAAATCAGATGTTTCAGATATTAAATCTATGATGAATGAAGTAATGCAAATTGTTGCTGAAAAAGAAACTATATCTAAAGAAGTAGCAGACGCAGATATTCAAAGTAGATTTAAAGAAATAGAAAAGGTAATTTTACCTTTTTTATACAACCTATCTAAAAGTGAAGAACCTTATATACATTGGCCGAACAGAGGACCAATTATTAAGGCACAGATAGAGAAAGTCTTAAAACTAACAAGAGGATAAAATATGGACCTTAAACAACAGCATAAAGAAATGAAAAGGGAAGTAAATATACTAGAACAGAAACGTAGAGTAGATAGAGGTAGTGTTTCGTGGCAATTGTTAAAAGACGCAAAGAAATTAAAATTAAAAGCAAAGGAAAAATTAAATGAAATTAAGTGCTAATTTTAGTCTAAAAGAAATGGTCGC